GTGCGATGGAGCCGTTTCGTCGTGTTCGAAAGACTCTGATCAAAGACTACGTTGGTTCTTTCTATTCCGAATCTGGTGCGGAAAGTCCAACACTCGTCAATCTGATTAACCAGACAGCCCGCATCTACACAATTTCGCTGGCTGCCAACAATCCCCAGGTGTTGGTTTCTACTCCGCGATCCGAATCGATTGCGTTTGCTCGCCGATTCGAAATCAACCTGAACAAGCTGATTAGCGACATGGCGCTAGATCAGACGTTTCGCTCCATTGTCTTGGATGCGTTCTTCTGTCTTGGGTGTGGCGTCGTGATGATGCGAGACACTGATACTCGATTCCACGGAATGCTTGAGGGAGAAGAAGACGTTTGGATAGATCCTGGACAACCTTGGTTTAATCGAGTTTCGATTGATGACTTGATTCTGGACATGCCAGCCAAGGAGCTGAGCAAGATGCGGTACTGCGGACATCGCTACCGCGCTGATTACGAAAAGGTGATGAACGAGCCAGGTTATTCGAAAAAAGCCAAAGCTCTTTTGAATCCGACGAGTAGGTCACATCATGACTCGACTGGTGCAGCTCGCGATATCGCTTCGGAGCATGGAACCGCCGAGGATGATGATCTAAAAGACATGGTTTGGCTGATGGACATCTGGATTGCGGAAAACAATTCAATTGTCACCATGGCTTGCGATCAAGACATCGAACCACTCATTGAACGTGAATGGACTGGTTCCCAAGCAGGACCGTACAAGTTCTTGTCGCTTGGCGATACTCCCGACAACATTATTCCTACATCGCCTGCGATAAACCTGAAGGGGATGCACGATCTCCAGAACAGACTGCATCGCAGGATGGAAGCCGATTCGGACGCTCACCGAATTGTTCAGGTCTATCCGCCAGGGATGGAGAACGATGCTAACGCGCTTCGTAATGCAGGAAGAAATGATTGGGTCAAAGGCGTAAGCCCAGAGCAGATCAAGCAGTTCGAAATGGGTGGCGTCGATCAGCGAGACATGGCGCTAGCGACATATCTTCAAACAACCTTTGACCGCATGGCTGGCAATCTTCAGGCAATGGGCGGACTTGGAGCTCAGGCTGGAACAGTTGGACAAGAAGAATTGATCCACGGTCAGTTGTCCAAGAACGTTGCGGACATGCGAACGTCCGTTGTCAACTTCGCAGCAACCTGCATTTTGGATCTTGGTCGGTTGATGTGGGAAGATCAAACACTTGAACTCCAGACCTCGATGCCAGTTGGCAACAGTGGAATTCAGGTCGATTCAAGTTGGACTCCCGATTACCGCATGGGCGAATTTGAAGATTACGATTTTCGAGTTGAACCATACTCGATGGTTTTCAAGACGCCACAGCAGCACCTTCAAGAGTATTTCCAGGTGCTACAGCAGATTGCTCCATTGTGGCCGATGTTCCAAGCATCGGGCGCTACGCTCAATGCTCAGGTGCTCGTGAAGGAAATGGCTCGACTGTTGAACAAGCCGGAAATCGAGCAGTTAATCACGTTCGCGGTTCCAACTGAAATGCTCGGAGGCGACCAAAACACAGTTCGGTCACCAGCGCACACGGTAAGAGAGAATGTCAGAAAGAACGTCGGAACAGGCGGAACGGCTGAAGCTCGGTCCAATGCTTTAATCCGCGATCTCATGGCAGGACAGTCATCAAGCACGAATGGGCAGCAATCGGCAATGCTTCAGAGGGCACCCGCATAATGGGTTGAAGCTCCTACGCTTCGTGAAGCAATGGCTAAAGCTGAACAAATGCCAGATGTAGCTCGATGCGTCGAGGCAAGTTTCGTTCCAGGTGGAGTAGCAACGTGAACAAAGTCGTAACAAAACACAACGGCAAGGTGGTTTCCAAGGAGGAGCTTGACAAGCTAATGCCTCCGAAACCCGATTGGCTGGAAGGTCCAGCAATGACTGCCAACACCTACACGGAAACCGACCCGCTCATTTCCGAAGGTGCTGGAGTGCATCGCACGCAAGTAGGTGAGGCAAGGGAAATGATTCGCCGACACAACATTGTCGGCGCTCAAGTTCTCGAAAGCGGACAGGTTCGATTCACAAGCCGTAGGGCTCGACGGGAATTCCTCTCACGAAGAGGACTTCACGATAATGATGGTGGATTTGGCGACTAGTTAGAACAGACAACACAATTCACGGAGAAAAACACAATGCCATTGGCAGACATTACCCAAGCAACACCAGACACAAGCTCTGAGGAAATCAAAGAGTTTGTTGATCAGATGGTTTCCGAAATCGAGCAGGATCGCAAGGGCGAACCCAGTGGTAAGTCTGATGCGCAGATTGTGAGCGAACAGGCTGGCATTCGTCAGCCCGAAGACAAGCACAAGGAAACAACTGCCGAGAAACATTCCGGCAGCACTACCGCCACTGACGATGGCGAGGATACCGGCAACACCGAGGAAAGCCCTGAATGGCTTACCGATGATGTTAAAGCCGAGGCAGCCGCGTATGGAATTGATGAATCGGAACTAGCCGATTTCACCAGCCGCGAGGAGTTAGATCGGGCATTTCGACTATTTGACAGAACAGCACTGGAAGCCGGTCGCAAGGCGATGGGTAAAGGTGACGAAGCTGGCTCCACTCGAAACGAGAAGGGTCAGTTTGCCAAGAGAGAAACGCCAAAAGCCGACGAGTCTCAGGAGGGAACTCCGAAAGACGGTCGGTATGAAGTTCAGCTAGACCCTAATGTTTACGACGAAGGGATCATTAATGAGTTGACGCGAATGCGCGACCATTATGAATCTCGCTTGGCACATCTCGAATCGTTTACCACGGAACAACAGGCAGTAGCTGCTGAAAAGCAGTTCGACAAACTGGTTGATTCCCTTGGACATTCCGATCTGTTCGGGGTGACCGATAAGGAAACGGCTCAAGAGAAACAGCGTCGTGAAAGTTTATTCGAAGAGGTCAACGTTTATTTAGCGGGTCGAAAGACTCTCGGATATCCGTCAGAACTGAACGAAATCGTAGTTCGTCGTATTACCCAAGCCCTTTTTGCAGAGGAACTGGGTAAGAAACTAATCAAACAAAAAACCCGCCAACTTTCAAAGCAGAGTGACGGACGCATGGGCGGAAGCCCAACTAAGCCGCGTCCACCATCGGAAGATCCTCGCGATCAATTCGACCGACTCTACGATGAGATGGCACGAAAATAAGGAAGGTCCATTATGGGACTAAGCATTGACCAAATTGATGACTTCGTAAACTCGATTCACCAGAAGTTTGCTGGCGAGGAAATGCTCGCGGCGCAGGATCTTTCCCTGCCGTTGCAAGAGTACAAGTACGCCTCGCGCCTTTTCAGTGGAAACTTGGAAAAGGACACCATGAGCACGTCACAGTGCAAGTGGAAGGTGAAAGTCGCTACTAACGACAACTTCCAGGTTGTCGGACTTTACCACCGCGATTCGTCCAGTCGAGTCAACACTCTGAGCGAAGGATCGTTGAAGTGGGGTCTAACGACCAACAACTACCACTACGACATTGACGAAGAAATCTTCCAGACTGGCGGAAGACAGATTTACGACTATCTCAAAGCCATGGAAACGGACTTGATGACGTCGTTCTATACCGGCATGGAAGATTTGATGTTCGGACCTGGACCATCCGGACCGACCGTCAATCCGTTTCCTCCGTGCTCGTTGTTGTGGTGGATCACCGCGACGGACGACAGCGTTTCCGAAAACAATTCGGAAGAAGGATTCGACGGATACGCTCCGGTAGGTTGGGGAGCTAATGGCGTCGGCGGAATCGACCCAACGGTTTACGACCAATGGCGCAACCGTACGTTCCCATACCAGAACGTCGATCGAGAGGACTTCGTTGAGAAGATCATCAACTCGATGGACTTGTGCCAATTCACTCCACCTGTGGAGCGAAAAGACATCGTCAGCCAAAAGCGACATGACTGGGAACTGCTCACCACTCACAGCCGCGTAGCTGCTTGTCGTCGATTGCTCCAACTGGGCAATGACAACATCGGCGACGATATGGCTGCACACAGCGGTACGCCTTACATCCGTGGCGTCCCACTGACTTGGGTTCCAGCTTGGACCAATGCGTCAAGCGTCAATGCTAGAACTGACGGTGTTGTTCTTGGTATCAACTGGGGAACGTTCAAGGCTTACTATGCAGCCGGTCGCCAAATGCGAAAGCGAAAGGCGTTCCAGCACCCAGAAATGAGCAACGTCCGCGTTCGCTGCATGGACGATAGTGTCCAAATTGTTTGCTTCAATCGTCGCGCTAACTTCCGTGGCTATTGCACCAACAGCGTAACTGAAACTACATAGTAAGTTTTGTCGCCAATTGGCGACAAATTTGACTGAAAGTAAACGTCTTTTGGCGGGTGAGACGATAACCCACACCCGCCATTTTTTGAATCTGGGAACACACCCACCCGTAGCTGGGTATCCCGCTTTTAACAATAGGAGTGCATAATGCACACACATTTCGATGAAATTTCTACCAGACTGTTTTCGCCTAAACTATGGCGAGGATTCGGCGCACCGCAAAATCTTTCTCCGTCCGGTAGTTCTTACCAGTCTCCTAGCGGGAATTCCGCCTTCGGTTTTTTCGACGACTTCTTGACGTTTAATGCTACGTCGCTAGTTGGTCCATGGATGAACTTGCTCACCGCTGGTTGTACGGCTGCTTTGGCTGCCGACACAGCTACCGAGAAGGGCGTTCTAGCGCTATCCGTCGACGGTAACGCAGCGAACGACGAAGCTGTTCTAAAGTGGGGTGGATTGGCAAGCGCGCCATTTTTCCTTGCCAACAACGATTTGGCTTTTGAGTGTCGTTTGGCTATTTCAGCCATCACGGCTGCCAAGTGGTCATATGGCATTGGTCTCGGCGAAGCCAACATGATTGTGACCGATGGTCTTTTCGTAGATACCACGGGAGCCTTGGCTGACAAGAACTTTGTTGGCTTCAACCACCTGCAAGCCGAAGGAGCTGCTATTGATGCAGCTTACAAGGCGGACGGTCAAACGTACCAGGATGGTGCAACCAAGACGAAGTTGAACGCACTGCATACCGCAGTTGCGACTACCTACGTCAAGCTCGGATTCCGTTACCACGCTCACCCAAAGAGTTTGGAATTCTTTGTCAATGGATCCGTTCCTGGTGGCAACATCACCCCTGCTCGACTGACAGCTACTGAGCTCGACGCGGCTACATTCCCTGACGATGCGTTCCTAGCTCCGATCATCGGTATCAAGGACATCGCTGGCAATGCTGCACTGAGCATCAGTATCGACTGGTGGGCTTGCGCTCAGTACGAGTAACACCTGATTACTTGGGGGAGGCGAGCATTGTTCTCGCCTCCCCTGGGCAGGGATTCATAAGCCAGGGCAAAACCAATGACTAGCACTCAGGTCAGTTTCACCAATTTACAAGAGCGTGTCGGACATTACTTGTTCGGCATTCGAACTGGCTTTTCGTCCGACCAACAGTCTGACATTGGAGACTGCCTGAACGATGGACTGCGCCGATTGTATGCAGCTCACAACTGGTCATTTCTTCGTCCATTGGCAGACGTTACAACGACCGCTCCTTATGCAACTGGAACCGTCACAATTGCATCGGGAGTCGTAACGCTTACCGGAGGAACATTCCCGTCATGGGCTGCTTCGGGAGTGCTGAAAGTTTCCAACCGGTATTACTCGGTGGCAAGCCGCGGTAGTGACACACAAATTACTCTCGACGACACAACGGTCACTGTTGCATCGGCAGCCAGTTTTCAGTTGGCTCGACCAGAAATAGCCTTAGATGCTACGTTTGATTCCGTTTCAAACGACAGCGATCTGACTTACTACCCAAGCGCAGAATCGTGGTATCCACCAGTCAAGTGGAGACATGACGCAACAATTCGGCACCTTGAAGGAACTAACCCAGAGTTCGATCGTCCGGTGTTCTACTCGGTGCGAACGGTAACGTTTGATCCAACCATAGGCAGTCGGAAGGTGCTAGCGCTATACCCAGCACCCGACAAGGTTTACACACTTCGCGTTCCGATGATCTTGAGACCAGTGTTACTTGACGCTGTGAACCTCTATCCGATCGGCGGAGAAGTGTTAGCCCAAGTCATGCTCGAAGCGTGTTTAGCAGCAGCCGAGCACAGCTTTGAGGAGCGAGAGCACGTCCATGAAAAGCGGTACATGGAGCTGATCGGTCTAGCAATTCGTGAAGATCAAGAACGTAGCTCGCCAACGTCACTTGGGTCAGACAATCCACGTAGCGAACGAAGGCAGTTCGGCGTACTTGACTATTCCTATCGCCTTCGTGAACAACGAATCGGCGGACTGACACTTGACGGCGATGCACTGTAACCAAACGAGACAATTATGTTTTCATCATCTAAGATCGACATTGTTACCAATTCCAGCGGTGCCGCGACTGTTCATCTAACCCATGGACCTAATCGCAAGCTCAATGGGTTCCTGGTCTGCATCAAGTACACTCCAGGAAACATCGATACCGGAGCTGACCTAACTATCACAGGCGAGGAAAGCGGAATTCCTATTCTGACCAAAGCAAACGCAGGCACCAGCACCGTGTTTTACTATCCGCGTGCATTGCTCAATGCAGTAGCAGATGGAGCAGAAGCCACCAATGCCAGTGAATTCATTCCGATCAAGGACGAGCGAATCCAGGTTGTCGTCGCCAACGGAGGCGATACAAAGACTGGTTCGATCGAGGTCATCTTGATCAACAATCCTCCGTACTAGTTTGAATCGCATTCCAGCCAGAGAAATATTCATGTCAGTAAACGCTCGCAGAATCCTGAATGCAATTCGTGATGCCGATCACGCATTGAATGATCCGGGTCCTGGTGGATGCATTGAGCCATTTGGCGACTTGCAAATTTGCGAGCTGGTTACAACTCAAGCTGAGTCGAGAACACTGGCAGATCCAACACAAGCTGGGATTCGCTTTACGCTGCGAATGAAGACAGATGGCGGCGACTGCACAGTTACGACAACTAACGGACTTGATGTTGACGGCAATACCCAGGCGGTGTTCGCTGACGTTGGCGACCAGTTAGAGTTGATTTCTGTGTCTGCTGCTACTGGATTCAGGTGGGAGATCTTGGTTAATACTGGGTCGGTTGCGTTAAGCGGTGGAGTCGCTGCGTCATTGCCAAGCGGTGCAGTTGGTGCATGGTACGCGAGCGACTACCAAGCCACACCGCGAAGGGTAATACCCAATTCCATTTCGTCAGCGGAAGTTTCGCAAAATCTATTTGCTGCTCCACGAAGACTGTTCAATAACACAATCTATTATGCAAACACAGCCGCAACGGTAACGGATGACGCTGATGTCGGACCAGATGGAGTAAGTGGAGAAGCAAGCACCGTCGTTGGAAGTTCTTCTAGTTGGCTATTAAGAATCGCCACTGGATTCGGAAATATACCAGCCGGTACGTACACGTTAGCTTGTTGGGTTAAGCGAAACACTGGAACAGACCAAACGTTTTGCTTCTCGAAAGATAACACGATAACTCGTTCAGGCATTCAGACTGCAACAGGCTCTTGGCAGAGGTTTACTTACACATTCACGCTAGCTAGCACAACCGGAAGCCAGCAATTTTCAATTTGCAATGATGGCTCTACTACAGCATCAATTCAGATTTGCGACTTTGAATTATTCGCTGGATCAAGTGACCTGGGACAGAGCAACGGAACATCGCCAGCCGGTCACTTCTACTTGGGCAACAAC